AAAAAAATTCCTTTAATCAAAGCAAGCCGAGCAAATCGTCCTCGTAATGCTTTTGACCTGTCGCAAAACATCTGTTTACTGCTCATGCAGGTATGCTTTTGCCTGTTATGACCTTAGATTTAATCCCTCATGACCATGTCAGCATACAAGCTACTGATTTTATGCGTTGTCTACCCATGAACTCAGCTGCGTTTATGTCAATGCGTGGTGTATACGAGTTTTTCTTTGTGCCATATTCGCAACTTTGGCATCCTTTTGACCAATTCATAACAGGAATGAATGATTATAACTCCTCATTTGTTTCTAGTCACTTTAAAGGTAAATCACCTCAAACCATACCCTCTATTAGTCGTCAGGACCTATTAGAAATTTTCTCGCAAGCATCCGACGAAGTCTTAAAACCTGACTTCGATTTTAAAGGCTCTAGCGTTGATGTCTTTAAATTTAATCATCTTCTTAATGCTGCTCGCCTGTATGATTTGTTAGGCTATGGTGTATACCTTAATTCTGATGGTACCAAGCGCAAAGATATTGAAGTAGAAACACTTGCTACTAAAGAACGTGTTACACCTTTCCGTCTTTTAGCTTATCAAAAAATCTATTCTGATTATTATAGGAATACAACTTATGAATCTGTAGATGTCACTACCTTTAATATAGATAATGTAAATACTATTTCTAAAGGTGACATCATGAAGTTTGCACAATTACGTTATCGTAATGCCCAATTAGATTATTTTACTAACTTACGTCCTACTCCATTATTTAGTGAGATTCCAAGTGGAATGTTAGACGGTCTTTACGGTGTATCTCAAAACTCTGCTCTTGGTGAAGCAACGCAAGATACTTCTGGTTATTCGTTATCCCCTGGTAAATACTCTGTAGACATCAAGCAACCTAATTCTTCTATTCTAAGTGTATCAACTATTCGTAATGCATTCGCATTAGATAAACTTTGCAAATTACTCAACGTGCTGGTAAAACCTATGCTGAGCAAATAAAAGCCCACTTTGGTTTTGAAGTTTCAGAGGGTCGTGACGGCAAAGTTACTTATATAGGTGGATTTGATAGTAATATTCAAGTAGGAGATGTTACTCAAACTGCTGGAACAACTGCATCCCCCGAGCAAGGTGTAAGTATTAAACATGGTGGTTATCTTGGTCGTGTCACAGGAAAAGCGCAAGGTAGTGGTTCAGGTCATATTGAATTTGATGCACACGAACACGGCATGTTGATGTGTATTTATAGTCTTGTACCTGACATGCAATACGATTCTACAAGAATTGACCCATTTGTTGTCAAACAAAGTCGTGGTGATTTCTTTATACCAGAGTTTGAAAATCTAGGCATGCAGCCGTTACAAGGCCGCTTTATTTCTGACCGTTCCACCGAACAAGGCGACCGTTTCAAAGGTTGGCAACCTCGGTATAGCGAGTATAAAACCGCACTTGATATTAATCACGGTCAGTTCGTAAACAATCAACCGCTCTCATACTGGACAATTGGACGTGGACGTTCAAATGAAACTCTTGACACCTTTAGTATTGCATCTCTGAAAATCAACCCTAAATGGTTAGACTCAGTTTTTGCAGTAAATTATAATGGCTCACAAATAACAGATTGTGTTTTTGGTGGTTGTCAATTTAATATACAAAAAGTTAGTGATATGTCCGAAGATGGTGTACCACGCGTCTAAATTCTTTTATTATGGAAAAAATTAAAAATTCTCAATCTATCTTTACAGATATTGATATATTCTTGCCAAACCTAACGCCAGAGCAAAAAACAGTTGCCCTACGTGTTCCTCAATTACCGCAAAACCCAAGTTTGAGTGAAGATATTAACAAACTTTCTGATGTTCTTTTCCCTGTAGACCCCGTTACGGGAAACCCTGACAATATGGTAGATAAACTATTATCGCCTGATGTTTCTTCTATGGAAAAAGAGCGCATACTTTCTTTCATGCAAAAGATGCCAGCAAGCAAGCGTAACAATTTAAGTGACCAAGAACTTATGGATATGCTACCTAGTAGATACAACTCCACACTTACTGACATTGACAAAGTGCGAGATTTCTTCGAGAATGAGATTTATACGCAACTTGATGATGAAAGCAAGCAAGAAGTTACTTCTGCTCCAGGTACTGATACTTCGCAATCTACCGAATAATTATGCCAAATTTCTTATCACCTTTTATGTATGGGGACCCGAATTTTCGGGTACCCCCTACTATTAATAACTCATCTAAAAATTTTAATATGGATCCATTAGCCTTACTAAGTGCAGGTGCAGGTGTTCTTAACGGTGTCTTTGGTGCTTTTGGTGCCAATAAACGCCAAAAACGTGCAATTGAAAATCAGTGGAATATGTTTCACGCTCAGGTTAAGCACCAAAACGAAGTTAATGAGCGTGCGATGGCATTTCAACGTGAAATGAATCAACGCAATGAAGATTGGAATAATGAAAGCAACGTGCGTGAACGAATTGAAGATGCAGGTTACAACCCATACCTGTACCAAAATGGTGCCATGGCTGCTAATGTGAATCAGTCTACCCCACTAGCGCAAAACGTTGCACCAACTTCCCCTGTTGACTTACCCGACCCTTTCAGCGAATTTGCACATTCTGCTATTGATTCTGTTAAAGGTATTGCAGATATTTTGCTAACTAAACAAAATACAAGAAACATTGCTGCTAACGCTGCTAACCAAGAATATATGCTTGGCAGACAAAAGAAAAAAGATAACTACATTTATGCAGGTATAGACTTACCAACTGCAGAGGCACAAAAAACCCATGTTGAGTTAGAAAATGCATATCAACTTATGCTTAAAAATACCGTTGAGACAAATTTGGCCATTATGACTGAAAATGTATCTAAATCTCTCGCATTTGATGAAAATGACCAACCTATTACTGACGAATCTGGCCGTCAACTGATGTTGAAAGAAGTGTCCGACCGTTCTCTTTTAAAATCTAATGAGAAATTATTAGATAAAATTAAAGCTGAAATTAGAGGTATTGAAGAGGAATCAGATTTGACCAAGGTAAAAAAGAAACTAGAAAAATTTAATCTTGATAACCTTGCACCTGCTCAAGTAAAAGAAGTTTATGCCACTATAGACAGAATTCAGTCTGAAATTATTCAAAAGAAAGCTGCTGCCGAGTTTATTGGCGAGCAAGTACAAACTGAACGAGTTAAGCGTACAGGTGAAATATTTTCGACTGGTATTAAAGCAAAAGATTATAAGTATTATGAATGGAATAAACTTGGCCAATTTTGGTAGTAAGTTTATTCAGCTTATACCAAAAAGAAAAGGTATGGCAGCTAAGCCTAAGCCTTAATATACATGTATGTTATATATGCTGTCACTATTAGCTCTAATATTAGATAGAATGCTATAATACTCATAATAATTATCAATATCACTTTTATTATTTTGTTCATACTATTTTGTTTTATGTTGCAAATATAGATAAATTCTTTTTCATACTTAATAATTCAATAAGTTTAATTACGTTGTCTGTGAAGATAGCGTAATTTTTGTTTTATAGTATTATAATTTAATTTATTCTTTATTACCAATAGTTATTACATATTAAATTATCTAATATTATTTAACTTTTATAACTTCTATATTATTTATATTTAATTAACTATTCATCTATTCTCTATTAAACTATACTAAAATAACCATTTATATTTATTATTATTTAACTTAAACATCATGATATTTCTATATTTATACATTGTTATTCTTAAACTATTATTTTTCTTTAATTCATTTTAATATTATTATTTACCGTTATTTATATTTATTTAACGTCAATGTAATTATTGTTAATTATGTTAATGTTTAATAATCTATCGTTAAGCGAGTTTACGAGCATACAAGGGGTATAGGGGACGGTAGTCCCCATAGCGATAGCACCTTTCCCGCTGAAAGCGTAACGTGCGCCCGAGATGCGGAGTGAAACGAGCATCATGCGCACGAGTGAAATGGAATGGAACGACCTCATAACCGCTTTTTATCTGTTTTCATGGACATGAGAATGCCACCGCCATTCTCCCCCGCCCTTGTTTATTATTGGAAAACTGACAGCACATAATATCCTTAAAACCTTTCGTTTTGTATATTTTCGTTAATATGAGTTAAATATTGCACATTAATTTATCTTACTAACGGTTATCTTGAAAATTCTTAGTAATATTGCAGCAATTTAATAACACTTACAAATATATCAAAATTATGAGAATTAATAGACCTTTGATTTATTCTTATCATGTTGTTCGTTTGACAGATATTAAGCACATTCGTGCTTGTGTTCCTGTTTCTCGAAAACATATTTTTGCTGAATATTCTAAAATGCTATCTTTTTTACTTGATAGTTATGATATGTCAGTATTTTTTGCTGATAAACTTTCTGCGACCGTTTTAGGTTATTGTCCTTATGATGGGAAGTTTTATCCTCTTCATAACTTTGACCCTGACATTAAATTTATATCTACTCCTTTAACTTCTAAGCGTTTTATGGATAAACAAGTAATAGATAACAAATGGTAGATTATAAAAATTTCACTCGCTGTGGCTCCTGCGGTTACGCTGCCTTGTATTTTGATGGTTCAGGTCATGTTGCAGGTTTGCAATGCTATTTTGGTAGCGATGACCTTACCGTAGTAGATTTACGTCAGCCTGATGATTTGTGCGATAAAGTATGATAGAACCCTCACATTTAAAGATTGTTGGAAATTGCCTTAACCCGAGGAAAGTATATAACCCCTCTTTGCATGGTTGGATGTATTGTTCATGCGACAAGTGTACAGCTTGTTTAAATCAAAAAGCCACAATTCTATCAAATCGTGTTCGTGCAGAAATTGAACAACATAAATATAGTGTATTTTTCACTTTAACCTATGACAATGAGCATTTACCAAAGTATGAAGTATTTGAAGATTCCAACAATGTAATTCAATACCGACCTATTGAGCGTTTAGTAGATGATTCATTTTCCGACATGCTCTCTACGTCATGCCCACTTAATCATTATAGTAACTATGAAAAAATTTATACGTTTGATGAAAGTACTCCTGTTCCTACTATTGAAAATTATGAGAACCTTTATCATTTTGGTGTCGTGTGTAAAAAAGATGTTCAGAACTTCTTAAAGCGTCTTCGTTGGCGCATTTCTAAAATTTCAAATATTACAAAAGATGAAAGCAAAATCAGATATTATATATCTTCAGAATATGGACCAACAACCTACCGTCCGCATTACCACGGTCTCTTATTCTTCGATAGCAAAAAAATATTGGACAAAATTAAAAGTATCATCGTTATGTCGTGGGGTAAATATGAACGGCAGCAAGGAGCGATTAACCGTTTTAAGTTTCGGCCGTTTGCGAGTATTTCTCTTACCTCCGACTATATCAAACTCTGCGACCCAAACACAGCGTACTATGTTGCGTCCTATGTTGCTGGCAATGATTACTTACCTAAAGTACTTCAACTCCGTGATACAAAGCCATTCCACATTCAAAGTAAAAATCCTGTTATCGGCTCGTTCAAAGTGGATAAGCAAGAAATACTCGAAAACATCAATCGAGGAACTTATACTACTGATAAACCAATCTTTGACGATAAAACAGGACAATTTAACGTACTTACTATTCCACTTCCCGAAAGTACTTTATCTTCCATATTCCGAAAGTGTGTCGAATTTAGCACTCTTACTTATGATGTTAAACTACAGTTATATTCTTTCTATTCAAAACACCTTGAAGAGTGGAAAAACCATTTAACCCATGAAATCTATGACCTCATTATTAAAGAAAATAACCAAGACGCTATGCAAGTCTTTGACGGCTTTACTTCGTCTAATAGTTTGCGTATTATCCATTATTATTTACATGCTGCTCCTCATCTTAAATACCGTAGTTTTCTACGTCAGCATCATAGTAAAGAGTATCATCGACTTGATATGGATACGGACCAGAATTGGTATGCCTCCAAAAATGCCTATAAACAAACCAAATCTCTTGATTTCACAAAGTACTATCAGCACGAAGATGCTATTGTTAGTTATCTTTGTTTATTTGACAAGTATCTTCTACTTCGTAAAATGTATACTTTAAAGAACTTCTATGAGTTACAAGACGATTTAATTAAGTCCGTTGGAATGCGTTCTGCCCTCCTCCACTGCTATCCTACAATGTACGAAGATATTCAGTGCGCAAATGGCAATGTTAAATCTTATAAGTATGGAGAATCAAATAATAATGTTATAAGTTATGTTCAACGGTTTGTTAGTAAACATAATCTGTTGATGAAACCCCTTAATAAAACATTTGAACAAAGTTTGTATTACAAGTCTTTTGTTAATCAACAAGAACAACGACTTTTAAAGTCTACAAAACAGAAAAAGTTTAACAACTCTTAATATTAATAACCAACGTTTAATTTATTAAGATATGTCAAAAAAATTCCTTTAA